TGGGCCATGCGATCGGGAGGCTGGCCAGATAGGGCAGCGCTGTTCGGCTTGCCGTTGGCCAACTGGGCGTGCACCGTGTCGTTCGCGTACGGGAAGCTGACACCGTACTTGCCACCATTCTGGTGCATCCAATCCAAGAAGGGGCCATGCGGGATGTCGACGGCATTGCCCTGCTCGTGCCGGGAGTTGCCGGGCTTGGCCGCGAGGCCGCCGGTGCCATTCTGATAGCGGCGATAATACTCCGCCTGCGTCGCGCGGTCACGGGCCATCTCGCCGAACTGTGGCTTCTGCCCGGTGGCCTGCTCATAGTCGTGCCCGGCTGATTGCATGCGGTTGGCCAGATCGGAGTTGTAGGTCACTCCCGGCGGCGGCGTGTCGCTGCGCTGGAGACCAACGGTATAGTGGCCGCCGTTCTGAAGCATGTAGTCGGTGGCACTGCTTGACGCAGGTGCAGACGTGGACGAGCTGGCGGTGGCCTTGGCCGGCGGGTTCACGTCACCGGCTGTGAGACCTGCTGGCAGCGATAAGGGCTTGCTCGGGTTGAACGGGTTCGGCACCGCCGTCGCTTCAGTATCGGACGGATTGATCGAGCCTCGCAGGGTAGCAGGGTTCGGGTCGATTGAGCCATGCAGGCCGAGGCCCTCGGGATCACTGTCATTGGGCATTGGCATCATGGGCTTCGGCGTCGACGGCAATGCACCCATGTCATAGGGCTTGCCATTCGGCGTGGGCCAGCCGGGCGCGATCCCATTGGGCGGCTCGATCGGGGAGCCGAAGCTGTCTGACGGCGCCGCGGTGTTCGTCAGGTTCGAGTTCCACAGTTGCTGGCCACCAACCTGGCCGGGACTGTAGACATCCCCTGGCCCCACCTGCGGAGGCCCACCGGCCGGCAAATCGGACCCGAACATCGCGGGCTCATTTTGGCCAATGGTGTAGACCTGCTGACCTTGGAATGGCATCGGCTCCGTGAAGCCTCCACCCCCTCCGCCGAAATCAAAATCGCTCATGGTTCACCTGCTCTGCGGAACGGAGGGTTGGGGCACCATGTAGACTTGGCCGTGCCAGGTGAAATACTCCCCCGGCTTGCCCGGCACGGTGCCCTTCGGGGCGTTGTCCATCGGGAAGGGGTTGCCCTGCGAACCCGGCGGTCCCGTGGGCTGCGCTGCGGGCCCCATCGCGGACTGCCCAGGCATATTGGCCCGAGGCGCTTCGCCCCCGCCGCCCAGAGCATTCTGGATCGCGTCCATCTTGTCGTTCAAAGTGAACTTGTACTGCTGGAACTTGGGATCATCCGGCAGGTAGACCTTGCTGCCAGGACGGTAGAGTTCGCTCGGGTTGGTGACACCCGGCACTTTCCCCTGGCGTATCTCATCCTCGCGGGTCTTGGCGTAGGATTGTGCCTCGTACATATTCTTGCCGGCGTCCGGCTTGGCCAATCCGCCCCCACCGGGGAGTTCCGGGCCAGCGATCCAGCCGCCAAAGTTGCGCGGGGAGAAGAATGTCGACCGCTCCTTGTTGATGCCGGCCTCTTCGGGCTTGACCACGCGGTCCACCTCGCCGAGCATCTCGCGGTAGTCCTTCTCGTTGAGACTGCCGGCGCCGTACAGGGTGCGCAGCTCGTCGCGGGCTCGGGTCGGATCGGTGTCGGCCAAGCCACCCACAATGCGGCTGGAGAACCACGACATCTTGGTCCGGTTGCTGGCCACAGGATCGGTTTTCTCGAACCCTGATGCGGCCTCGCGATCACGGAGCAGCTCTCCCTCCTTCTTGCTGGCCCACTCCGGGTTCTTGACCGAGTAGGGATCATCGCGGACACTGGGCAGGGGATCACCGGGCTGGCGCTGCCGCATTTGCTGGTCAATCCGAACCTCGGCGCTGTCCCGCTCCATCTTATCCTGCTCGCGCGCCTGGGCAGTCTTCTCGGATGCCGCGGACTTAGCCGTCTCCAGCACATGCCGGGTCAGCGCCTCGGTGTCGTTGCCGATGTAGGGCGAATAGCGCTTGTCCTGGATCATGTCGAGCGCTTGCTGGACCCCACCCTCACCCGACCGGGCCGCGCCGTCGATCGCATTGGTGATGATGTGCCGCTGAGCCGCCGCGAGTGGACCCTCCAGGTGAGCCAACGTATTGGTATCGATCGCGCCATTCCCGACCGCGGCTGCTGTATCGTTGCGCCAACGGTTCATGATCTCGTCGAGCTGCCCTGGGTTCTGCGCCGCGAGGGCCGCGGTACTCTCCGCCGACCGTTGCAGATTGTTCTCCATGTGCTCGCCGACGAGGGCGGAATGCTCGGCCTGGAGCTTGCGCGTCATGGTGCTCTGGCGTTCCACCACCACGTTGTCGAAGCGATTGAGCGCCTTGTCGCTCGCGCCGGTGGCTACCATCTTGGCTCGGATCGCCGCGAAGCCCTGCTGGTACTGGTCGTGGAGCTGCGCCGCTTGCTTCGTAGCTGCGCCAAGGTCCGGCAGGTCCATCTGCCCAGTCTGCGGGTTGAAGGTCGCCTTGCCCAGCGTATCGATCGCGTTGGATTGCTGCTCGTCGAGCGCAGCCGTGTCACTGTTGGCCTGAAGCATTGCTTGGCCGTCAGCGTTGGCTTGAGCCTTCTCTTGGAACGAATTGACCTGCGAGCCAAGGGTGTGAAGCGTCTTCTCCCACCCTGCGCCGATCTCGCGCAATCCGTTGGCGACCTGCTGGTGGATTTCCCGCGCCTCCGTGCCTGCGCGAACCCAGGCGGCTGAGCCGGTCTCCGAGGGACGCAGCGAGAGCCCTTGTGGAACGTCGTATTCTGCGAACTTGGGCATGTCGTCTCCTACAAACTGCCGAGGCCGCCGGCGAAACCCACGATCCCGCCGAGCAGTGCGAACTGCCCCTGGGTCTGCGCTGCTGTGGCGAGGTTCTGATTGGCCGCCGCGCCCCAGGTCGCCTGCTGCTCCATGGCATCGTAGGCTTCGGCCTGGTCGAGGAAGGCATTCTCTTGGATCGAGCCCTGCGTCTGGATCAGCGAGCGGGCCAGCGCGCCCTGTTGCAGCGAAGACTTGATCAGGTACTGGCCACTACCGCCAGAAACGTTCGAAGCCCCCATCTGCGCCTGCGCGGTGCCGATCGTCTTGGCCACCGTGCGTTGCTGCTGATAAACCTGGACGGCGGTGTTCTCCTGCTCGATCGCGGAGTTCTGCTCGGCGATGTTCTCCGCCTTGCCGTAATCCGCAGCGGCTGCCAAGTCCCCTTGGGCCAAATCGTTGTAGGCAGCCGCCTGCGAACTAGCCGCTTTGGAGCTGCCAATGCCTGATACGAGGCCACCTGCGCCTGCCATCTCACCAACCCTCCGTCAATGCCAGGAGGAAAGCCTCGGCGGCAATCTCCTTGCGTTCCTCTACGGTCTTATCACCTTTGCACCGTGCTAGGTAGAAGACCCGGAACTTGCGGTACTGCTCCACCGAGAAAATCCGCCGCGCGCCGCCCCACCAATCGATGTCGAGCGCTACCTTCTTGACGTTCTCCAGGTTGATCGGCGCTGTTGGCCCGAAGACCTTCTGGAGCCGGGCACAATCATGGTCACACGCGCCGATGCCGCGGAGAGCCTCGATCGTCCACTCAGACATCATTGGTCTCCATGAAGCCACCGGCCGCAACGATCGAGCAAGGGTAGGGCCGGAGCACTTGCCACGCCAGCATATTGTCATAGTCGTAGCCGGCGTTCAAGGTGTCGCGCCAGATGCCCGTGTACATTTGCGTCGGCAGATACTGGTTGCCGGCCGGATCGGCGGGGAATACTGGGAACATGGTGGTGAAATCAGTGCCGACCTGGCAACCGATCATGTTCTGGAACTGCATCGCGTAGCGGTTGGTGCGGCGGGTCTTGCCGAATGCCACCCCGAAATGCGTGCCGGTGTCCTCGCGCGGGATCGGCCGGAGTGCTTGCCCCTGGCTCGGGTAGGCCCAGCCCACCACGCAGGGCAGGTTGCCGGTGAGCTGCTGGAGCTGGACGTTGTAGCCGCAGAACACCTCAGGGTTCGTCGAGCCGCCCAGCCGCTTGGTAAGATTGACTTGATCTGCTGCCAAGAAGAGCTGGCCCCACTGGCCCGAGAATGCCCCGGTGCCGTTGACCCGTGGGATCGCGCCGGAGATGCCCGGATCGAAGGAGGCATTCACCCACACGATGGAGCAAGTCTTGCAGTCCCAGGCCTGCGCGGCGGCAAGCCCAGGCTGGAAGGAGCGGTACAGGCCGTGGATGTCGTAGTAGCCGTAGAAGCCTGTCGTCAGATCGACGTTGAGCAACTGCATGATGTGGCTGTTGAAAGCCGTCTCATTCAGGATCATGGCGAAGGAGCCGTCATTGGTCCGGCCCTGGGCCATCACGTCGCCCATGAGGATTGTACTATCCGGCAGCGGAATGGCCCACATGAGGCCGAAGGTGCTCTGAGCCGGCGGTGTCCACGCGAGCCAAGAGCTGGGGCTGGTGTCAGGCTCATTGCCAAAGTTCGAGTTGATGAGGCTGTAGTACATCTGGCCGTTGAAGGTTACCCGCGCGCCAAGCTGGAAGGTGGCGGAGCCACTCCAATCCGGTGCCACGAACACAGGCGGGATATTGTAGGGTGCAGTGCAAATCTTGACCAGGTACTGTTGCCGGCCCGACGCCGCGGTGGAGTTCTGCATAATCGTCAGGACGTTGTTGTCCATCTGGTCGACTAAGCAGCCGGAGATGCCGGTGAAGACCGTCCAGGTGCTGTCGACCGCGGCGGGCAAGATGCTGCCGATCAGACCGAAGAAGGGGAAAGCACCCGGCAGGTTCGGCCCCTCATTGACCTGCACCACATAGACATTGGCGGGGCTGGCGCTGGCCCCTCCCTGAGCCTCGACAATGAAGCCCGTCGCCACGTAGCCGGTGGCGCCAGGAAGGGCCGGAGCTGCCGCGCGCACCGCCGTCAGTCCACCATAGGCAAACTCCCACGGTGCCGCTGCCAAGCCCTGGTAGGGCGGCGCCAGGCCTGCCCCGGCCACGAAGGCCCCGGTGGACGCCTGCATGAGGGTAACGCCCTCCACGCCCACCGCGACCAGCCAGGTGTTGACGCCAGTGATCGCGCAAAGGGTGTTCGGGTCAACCATGCCGGGCGTGAGCAGCCCAGGCGGATTGGCCGGACCGCCAAAGTGGGGGCCAGAATTGCTCTCGACGCCAGTCACGTAAACGTTCGTCAGGGGCTCTGGGGTGCACATGACCACCGGGGAGTAATTGCTGTCACCGGAGCCAAAGTACAGGTTCCCGGCATTATCCGCCGACACGATCATGTTGAGCGGTGCTGTGTTCCCTCCGTTGAAGGTCCCCCATGTCTTAGCTTGACTTTCAAGCCCAGTGAGCAGCGAGAACTGGTCGAGCCCAGTGTTGGCCGACTGGCGCACGAACAACCCGTTGTAGGCCCAATCGATGCAGCAGCCATAAAAATCGTAGGGTGAGCCGATTGTCTCAACAAACGCCTGTATCTCCGTCACGGCCGCGCAGTCGGGGCACAGCTTCACGGTGAGGGAAACGTTCTGGTTCGAACTGAGCGGGACACCGCCATTGCGCGGAGAGAGGTTGAGGGCTGCAATGGCCGCCAGCCAATCTTCGGTGAACTGCCACCAGCCGGCTCCAGGTTGCGTGTAGTCGATCTGCTCCCCAGCGGTAGGCGTGCCGGAGCCGTAAGGGATCGTGATCGTGCCATTGGCATCAGCCGTGTAGAGGCCGACGTCCAAGCCGGCGATGAACACCGTCAGGGTCTGGCCACTGAGATAGTAGAGGCCTGTGAGCATCAGGCCATCACCGGTGTCGAAAGCCCCATCAGGCACCATGGCGCCATCCAAGAACCAGGCATCCCAGATTTGATCCGGCTCGTCGAACATCTGGGTGAAATACTCGATCCACTGCACCGGGGTCGAGCCGTTCCAATCGCCAGGGGTCGCGGCGTTCGGCGGAAAGTCAATCGGGGTCGTGGCCAGGTACAAGTGGGGCAGCGCGCCAGTAGCATCCATGCCACTCGCCATGGAGGAGATGAACCGCCCCGAGCCCAGGTCGTGCCGGTGCCAGCCGATGAAATTTGGAACCTCCGTCGTAAACGCACTTACCCTACGATAAGTCGCACCAATCAAATTGCCGGCATTGAGTGGCTGGGTGTCGGTGGTTTGAGGAACCGGCAGGATGCCAAGCGAGACTGGCCCTGGAATAGTGGTGGAGGAACCAGTGGCTTGCAGGCGGCCCCACAGGATCGGGGCCAGTTCCTCCTCATACCATATCTCGGCGAAGCCCGGCGCTGTCAGGTGCTTGCAGGTCTCGGACAGGTGCGGCGCGACGTAGCGCTGCGTGAACACATCCTGGAGGTACTCCATGGCCTTGCGCAGGAAGCGCTGAATGAAGATCAAGGCGATCCCGGTGCGCCGCGGCTCGGTATTGGCACAGCCGTACTTGGAAGCCGGGTTGGCCTGGATGCTGGAGGGGGTGATCGGGTCCGCTGTCGCGCTGGCCTGGAGCAGCCATTCGGTGCTGTAGGTGCCGACGAGAAGCCCTGCGCGGTCCGGCGCGAACCAGTAGACTTGATCGAGTTCGGAGCCGTCCAGCGTGTAGCTGATGCTGTTGCTGTCCACCACCGTGCCGTCAAGCTCGGTCGGCGACATGACGAGACGGCCCAGCAAGCCAGCGCCATCCGTGTTGCTTGTATCGAACCGATTAGGCAGCGGGCCGCCAAGCCAGAACCGCCCCTGGTAGAAGGTGCCGGCGGTGGGGTATCCGAGACTGGGGCAGTAGAGCCCGAGTTGCCAGGTGCGGACTGGGTTATCCGAGCCGGAGTAGAGCAGCGGATAGCTCTGGACGTTGACGGTGACGTTCGTGGTCGTGTTGACGTTGGTGATGATGCCCCAGGTCCAGCGCGCGCCAGAGGGGGCTATCTGCCAAGATAGGGTCGCGCTGTCGAGTGGCACCAGGTCAGGCTCGTCACCGGTGTTGGCTGTGACGCACTGATAGTAGGTTCCCAGGTAGGTGACGAACGCGCCGGCCGCATAAGCCTCGGTAGGGTCCCAGATGAGAGGCTCGGAATAGAAGCGCACCAGGCGGCCCACGTCAGAAGCCTGGAAGCCCGTGGCGTCGTCCACGCCGGTCACGGCCGTCTCATTCGGGACCTGGTCCCACACCACCCCCAGCGTCGGGACGACATCGGTGTTGCCACCCACGCAGATGTAGCTGTTCCCATCGGTGTAGCTGACATAATCGCCGACGTTGTAGACTGCGGTGGCGTTCCATGGCGCGAAGGCGATCTGCACCGTGATGCCGCCGGCCACACCTGAAACGGTCGCCCATGACCCGCCATTCTGATCACTCCCACCGGAGTTTTCCAGCGCGTCGAGATAGGGGCCATCTTCGAACACAACTTGGCCAATAGTGAAGCCGTTGCTGGTGGGGTTGGCCGCCTCCAAAGTCGCGGGGAATTGGCCCGGATGCAGTTGGAAATATTTCGGTGGAATGCCAGGCGACAGCACAATGGCCTCGGCGCCGTTCTGCATGATGCGGACATTGCCGGGCTGCGTGATGTGAGTGCTGATAGCAAACACCCGCTTGGCCACGACATTAAGTGAACCCGGAATAGTTCCCAGGTTGACGTTCTGCCCGGTGACCGTATCAACAATCGTGAAGGTGTAGGAGGACCCGGTGGGGGATACCAGCCACCAGGGGAACCCGACCGTTGGCGTCTCATCAAGGTTGCCGACGCTCAGCGAGATGTAAATGGTCCCGAGATAATCCACGGTATCTCCGACCGTGTAGGTCAGGCTACTGTCCCACGCGTTCGCAGTCGTGATCGGCGTGATGGTCGAAATCTGGAACACCCGCTGGCGCATGAGCAGAAGGCTGGTGCTCGGGGTAGGTGCCTGGATGGTGAACAACACCTCGTCGCCAACGGCCCAATTGACCGGGGTGGCCACGTCGATAGCAGTGACACCGTCCACGAAGGTAATGGCCTGGACCTGCGACCAGTCGTCGGTGGTGACGAGGTTGGTGCCGTTCCACAGCCGCATGACGTTGTCGGTCCACTCAGTCATGTACGGCACGAGGCTGTCTGACGTGTACGGGTAGACCTGGGCCGGTAGTCCAGCCCGCGACGGATAGAGCAACCGTGAGCCCGGCCGGCGCACCCACGCGCCTTCCTCGATCGGATAGGAGTTCCGGCAAAAGTTCATGCCATATTTGTATTTAGGGTGGTCCAGGCGGCCTTGGTAAAGCTGGGACCATTCGCCACCGTGAAAAGCCGTCTGGACCCACGAGCCTTTGTTCGTGTCCTTCGGTTGTTGCTCGGGCATGGGATCACTTTGGCTTAGAGGCAGCATCCACCAGCGCTACGATCGTATTGACATGGTTGAGCACCAGTTGCAAGTCTGCCAGCACGGTTTTCACCTCGGCGAGTACCTGTGGAAGCACTGCGGCCAATTGCTCCGCGGCGCCGATCTCTTGGAAGATATCTGGGTCTGCCATTGGGTTCTCCTGCTTGGGGCTACATCCTGCATCCGAGCCAGTCATCGAGCGGAGGCTCATCAATCCCGGTCTCGATCCCGTTGATGGTGCGGGCCTCCCCCATCGCCTTCATATAGGCAGCCTGGGCCTGCCCATAGCGCGACTGCGGCGGGAACTTGGCATCCGGTGGCATCGGTGGACGCAGGGTTTCGGCGCACTCCATGCCGATCCGCGCCGCGAGGCCCTCACAGAACATGGCATCCATCTCCGCCACGTTGGTGAACTCGGCGACGAACCGCAGGGTGATCGGTGTCGGGGACATGCTGGTGATGAACCGGCTCTCATAATACCAGTCGTTCGGCTGGTTGTTAGACGGTGCCCCGAGCAAGGACACGCTGCCCGCCTTGGGGTCCTGACTGCATGTGCGGATGTAGCCGTAGGGCAGCGGGAAGGCGTTGCGGCTCGCAGCCTGCTCCACCGGCCCGACGCCCACCGGATAGGCCACCTGGAACTGCTGGCTGGTCCCGCCCTGGGCGATCCACTGATAGGACTGGACTGTAGCCCCACTGGTACTCCACGCAGTGCCGTCTGTGCCTGGGATGATGTTGTAGTTCTCGTCGATCAGGCTGATGTAGTTGGTGCTGTTGTACTGGACCACATCGCCGATCATATAATACTGCGGGTTGTTATCGGCGTTGTACTGCACCCACTGGTCTATGACCGTCGGTTCGTCTGAGTTCTCGTTGCTGAGGCTCGACCAGAATTGGAACACGCCATCGCTGGTGATGGTGTAGACCAGGTCGCCGGCATAGTAGGAGACGTTATCCCCCACCACCTGGCCCTGGATGTTGGCATCATTCCACTGCGACGCTACCGTGGCGCCGAAATAGTTGGCCCAGGCCGAGTTGCGCACGCCGGGCGTATTGCCAAGGTTGGCAGGCATCGTTGATTGCCACAGGCGGGTCTCGAAACCGTTGTAGAACGACACGATCGCGCCTACCGGATAGGTGGTGGCACCGGCCCACACCGGCGGCGTCCATTGGCGGCTGGTGCTACTGATGGGCCACAGGGCAATCCGCTTGATGGCGAAGCGCCAGTTGTTGCGGCGGAGCTCGGCCTTGCGCAGCTTGTCGTAGCAGAACAGGGTGGCCCGCGCCTCCTTGCTGTTGTCCGTGAAGCTCGCGATCAGGTCGGCGCCGAGGTGCTGGAGCCCACGGTTGGCGATGTCCTCCGGGACCTGGAAGCCGTCCCCCATCGGCACCTGGCTGGTCTCGATCTCACTGGCGCCAAGGGCGGATGAAATCTGGTCGTCATAGAACCGTGAAATCATCACGGCCTTCTCGCTGCTCTGCGTGACGATCTCGTTGATCTTCAAAGCAATCTTGGCCGCCAGCCCCTCGCAGAACGCGCCATCCATGCTGACCACGTCGAAGATGTCGGCGACGTACCGGAACACGACCGGCTGGGTCTCGCGCGTGATGATGAACCGGTCCTCAATCCGCCAGTCCGCGAAGATCGGGTTACTGAGCTGCGACGAGGACGGCTCCTGCGGGGCGATGCGCAAGAAGCCGGTGGGCAACGGGTAGACATTGTGGGTGCTGGTGTCCTCGACCGGCCCACAGTTGATTGGCCAGAAGAATGGCCCGAAGGAGTCGACGGAGTTGAGTGGCGCGGCGAGAAGCTGCCAATTGCCAGATGGCGGCGTCACATTCGTCATGTTCGAGGCCGCCATATAATAGCTGCCGCTGGACAGCACGATCTCGCCGGTGAAATAATCGGCAGTCGAGCTGTAGGCACTGCACCACAGGTTGCCGATGTACCCGACCCACAGGGGGGCCTGGGACTGCCCGAGAGCCGGCGATCCCGGCACATTGCCGATATTCCCAGCCGCAAAATTGATCCAGCTCTTCAGGCCAGTGCCGTCATCATACTGCACGACCTGGCAGGCCCCGTAGGTCGCCGTAGAGGACCAGATAGGCGGGACATAATAGGACCAAGCGCCCGCTAGGCTGATGGGACGCAGCGCGGTGCGGCGGATCGCGAAGCGCCACAGGTTGGCCCGCAGCTCGGCCTCGCGCACCTTGTCATAGGCGAAGCGTGCCTCGGCCGCGGCCTGCCCGTTGGCGTTGAGGAGCTGAATGCGCGGTTGGCCAATGTGCTGGAAGGCACGATTGATGATGTCGAGCTGGGTGGTGAACGCGGACATGGTTCCTCCGATTACCGCAGGAACCTACTCCAGCGAGTAGCGGCCGTCCAGCCTAATCCGTCAGTTCGACCCAGCTCGCGTCGAGCGTGATACCCGAGCCCGTGGAGGCCGCCGTGGTCATGGCAACATGCACTGCGATCCCCGGTGGGATGATGACACTACCGTCGAACTTGTAGTTGATGCTGTTCAAACCTGCCTGCGTGACCGCGCCGGAGAGGCCACCGAGGAGCTTCAGGAGCGCGGGGGTACCACTCGCCGTGAAAGCAGAATAGAACTGGCCACGGCCCGCCGAGTTGCCGACGAACAGCGAATTGACAGTGCCCTGGGTCGTGAAGGTGCCAAGGGCCGTGAGGGCCGCCGTGGAAAAGTAGAGGCCCACCATGTCCACGACAGTAGTGGCCAGGACGGTGCCCACCGTGATGTCGATCAACTCCATGTCAATGCCGGAGCCAATGGGGTTGTAGAGCGTAAACTTGGAGACCAGGGAGGCGGCGTTCACCGGCAGCGTGACGGCCGCCGCGGAAGCCGCGAAGGTCGCTAGGCGCTTGGCCGCAGTGCCATACTTGCCACGCACCTCGCTGACAAGCTGGTCACCCATCTGACCCGTGTTGAACTGCTGGGTCGGGAGTTGCTGATCCGGCCCCTTGAAAGTGTACGGATTGACCACCATGCCAACCGCGTTAAAATACTGATATGCGAGGGACATAGCGTACTCCTTACCCGGCTGATCCGGTGGTGAATAGTCCGTGGTTGGCCAATACCCGCTCGAACGCCTTCAGCGCCTTGCGCAGCTCGACCCGGTTGATCGTGTTGTTGTTGGCGTCGAGCAGGTTCCAGCGGAACTCAAAGTCACCGGTGCCGGGCGCGGAGGTGCCAACAGTCACGTTGTTGAAATCGATGGTGTTGAGATTGCCAGCACCATTCGTGATCGACAGCGATACAGCAGTCATGGCTCAGTCCTGGTAATCGATGTACATAAGCATATTGCCGGTGGCCCCGGTCGCCGCTGCCGTTTCGACATAGACCACAAAGTCCATCCAGCCGCCGTTTTCGATGGCATAGCCCTGGCCGGTGGTGAAATTGAACAGCTCCATCAGCGGAGTGGTGTTCAACGTGTACTCCGTGGCGGAACCAGCGACTGGACCAGCGAGCGTGGAGAAGCCGGTGGCCGCATAGCAGTTGCTGGTCAGGTCCGTCTTGGCGATCGCGGCGTCGTTGCCGGACTGCGTGATGGTGCCGAACAGCTTGTTGCGGGTCGATGTGCCGATGGTGTTGACCGTGCCCACGTAGGTGTTGAGGGGCACGAGGCCGGAGTAAGCGCTCGGGGTGCCATCCGTAAAATTCGGTGCATCCGAGAAGCCGACTGAGAAGCTCAGGGCCAAGGTCTGAACCGAATTACTGTCGATCGCCGCGTCGGTCCACACCATGACCTTCTGGACCTTGGCGTTCGCCGGAATGCGGCACATGCGCCAGTAGTTGCCCGCGGCGCTGGTCATGGCAACCGTGACCGGAATGAGGTCGACCACCCGCTTGGTGACCTGCGCGAGGCCCTGGGCCGCGGTCAGCGTGCCGTAGCCCTTAAACCCGGTGAGGGGCGGCGCTGTAATCAGGTCAAGCTGCGTGATGTTGACCGACTGGATATTAAGGGCGGCAGTCATTGGTAGCTCCTGTTACGGGGTGGTGTCAGCCCCAGTGGTGTCGGCACAGAGAACTTGGATGACCTTGCCGGGCTGCGTGCGCGTGCCACCGAACATGGCCTTGGTGTACAGGTCCCACGGCTCACTCGACAGCCAGTTGGCGATCGAGATGCGGTTGACCATATCCTGCCAGACGCCCAGGTACATGCCGGACTTGACCCAGGCCAGGCACCCGCGGACGGACCCAACGGTGGTTTGGGGCACACGCTCCATCACCACGATGTTGAACCCGAGGAACTTTTTGATCCGCCCATCCGTCAGGACCGGCCGATCGTTGAACTCGGTGGACACAACCTCGACCTGACGCAGAAGGTCCGCCTCCTGCTGGGAGCCGATCACCATGACCAGCTCCTCCATGTCCACGTCGTTGTGGTAGTGGCGCAGGATGCGCTTGGTCTCGATCATCTTGTCGATGGTCAGGCCGGTATTGGCGCCGGCGTTGAAATTCACCACGATCTGGAAATTGGCGGTGCTGAAGCTCTCCGACACGAGGCCGCCCGCGTCCACACCCGTGAAGGCAGCGCGCGTGGCAGCCGATAGGATTTCGTCGTCATAGCTTCGGCCGATCGCGTACGCCGCGTTGGTCGTGTAGCCGGACTTGGGGTCGACGATGGTCTGGAGCTCGTCGAACCCGTCGATGAGCTGGTCGATTTCCTTCTCGATCGGGAACACCCACCGGCGCACGAACTGGCTATCGGTGCGCTGCTTGGGGGCGAAGCGACCGGCCGGCGACTTGGCCTGGATGGGGGCAATCTGGTTGATCGGCGACGCCATCTTGCCGACGTGGAAGCCCTCGGAAACGAACGGCCGCAGCAACGACCCCTTCTGCTGGAGCAGCAGTTCAAGGTTGGTCGCGTACTGGGCGGTAAAGAGCGGGATCAGGCCCTGGTCGAAAGCAGCCATAGCGGCAGCCCCTTTTGCTTGGGCTATACGGCCACTTGGCTAGACCCGGTTTGGATTACTTATGTTCTCGGTTTATCCCATCGCCGTCGTACTTGTCAAGCCCTAGATGTGCACGCAGCGCGTCGGTGTGGGGGCGGTCACGTTCCCGCTGGGCTACATAATCTTTCCAGCGCAGAACGTTCCGGTTATACACCCGAGCCAAGTTGCGATCAATTGCCCGCAGTACCTGACGAACGTTGTCGACCGTCAGGTTCTTGGCTTCTCGGTCGATCAGCTTCTCGACTGAGGTTTGGAGACTCATCGCCGGGCCTCCCACACATTCAGCGGCGCGGCGCCCTGCGACGGATTGAGCAGCCGGTTAAGGCCCTCCATCTGCTTGCGCTCGGCCGAGCCGCCATCCAGGTAGCGCTTGACCCATGCCTTGTCCTGCATGAGTTCCGCCTTCTGGGCACTGGCCCCTTCCAGCGTCATGACATCGTTGCCGCCGGTGCCGCCGCGCACGAACTTGTCCTCGCCGATCTTCGAGCCAATCTGGCGGAACATCTCCATGGTGCGGGCATAGCCGATGACATTCTCCAGCGCCGCCGCCTCCTCCGTGGTGACACCAAGCGCCTTGGCGGCGTTCTGCGCGACCATCTTGTTGACGGCCTCGTTGGCTCCCCAGTTCTTGGCGAGGGTCTGCTTCTCCAGCGCCAGGGCCGCCTCGTGCTCGGTGACGCCGGCTTGCAGGTCCGCGGTCATCTGGCCGAAGACCCCAGCGGCGAGCGTCTTGGCATCGGCCGGTGAGAGGTGGAGCTGGTCAGCCATCTTGCGCACGGCATCGATATGACCCTGCTGCGGATCGCCGCCGGAGACCTTAAGACCAGTGAAATCGTACTTGGTCGGGTCGGCCGGATAGCCAAGCTTCTGCCACACGGCCTTCCACTCGTCTGGGTTCTGGCCCTCGGGCAGGATCACTACTCGCTCGCGCGGGGCGCCGACAGCACGCTCAGTCTCGCGAGCATGCGCGATCAACCCCTCGGTGGCCTTGGCGTGGTCCATGGCGTGCCAGCCCTTGCCGGTGATCCATTGCTGGGTCGGGGCGTCGTAGCTGCTGTACCAGGTCGCAGGGGGCGCGGCAGGGCCACCAGCCGGCGGGGTCACTGCGCCACCAGCAGGTGCAATTACGGTATCAGTCATCGTCATCCTCCAGTTTGGCCAATATTTCACGGATCGGCTGGCCGTTGTAGAGCCTGAGCAGTTGGTCCTCTGTCAGGTGTAGGTGTTGCGTGATCCGAAGCCACACCTCGTGGCGACCGATCGCGACATCCGTGCGCCTCTGGCTGTCATCGAATACCGAAGCGTTAGCACGGCAGAATTGGCGTAAGTCCGCCAGCACCAGTTCCCCGGCCGGACTTGAAAATGCAACCCGATAAGCAGCCCTCCGATCTCGGAGAAATACGAGAGTGCGATCTCTGACAGCGCGAAGAGCATTGGTGGCATAGCTCATTGGGGGCTGCTCATGGCGTGATAGCAGTAGCGCCACTCGGGCTTCTTCTGCATTGGCTTCCCGCCGGTGTAAACCGGGACGGAGGTGACATTGAACCACTCCCCGTGCTGGTCGAGAACTGCCAGGTTCACGTACTCCTCACCGTGCACCAAGGCGACAAAGCCGTACAGCGGGGTGTCCTTGTCCCTCTGTCGCCATGCAGTATCGGGTGTCGGCCAGTAGTGGACTGGATCACCAAGTCGCAACATTGAACAGCTCCTTCGCTAGGTCTTGAAACTCGGTGATTACCCCAATCAGGCCAAGAACCCCGAAGAGGATGCACCCGCAGAACGCGAGCACGTCAATCACTCGCAGCGTGATGTTGTCACCTCGATCGCTCATCACTGCCCTCCTGGTCCTTGCGGACCTTGTGCTTGACCTGGCATCGGGCCACCGAAACTCTGTCCCTGCGCTACGCCCGGCTGTGCCTTGGCCATGGTCGCCTGCGCCTTGATCATCGCGGCCTGCGCGGGCAGCGCCTGTATCTGCTGCTGCTTCGCCTGGGCCTCGGCGCGGTTCTTGCGCTTTACCTGCATCTTGCTCTGGTCGGCCATCCAGCCTTCTGGCACCGCCTGGATTTCCGCAATCGCCGGGATCGCCGTGTCGAAATCGAAGGGATCGAGCAGCGACGGGTCGCCTGTGATGTTCACCAGCTCCTTCACACTCTCTACTGTCCGCATGAAGCCCGCGGCCTCCTGGGCGCGCATAGCCCGCGCGATCGGGGAGGTGTAGTGGGCCTTGTAGCGGCTGCCGGCTTCCTTGAGTTCCGGCGGTAGTGGAGGCAGTAGCCTAAGTTGGGCAGCCACGTCAAGCTCTCGCTCGATCATCGGGCCAAGATATTCGCTCTGCTGACGCCCTACTGTCGGGGCGAGCAGTATTCCCTTTTCGTTCGTGCGCTCGATCACCTCGGTGGCAGTCATCTGTGGCGTCTCGGTGAGTATCTGGAACAACGTCACCAGGAAGGAGTCATTGATGAGCATCTTCTCTTCGGCCATCATCTTCTCGTTGACGGCGATGTTGCCGGTGGGAAGGATGCCAACCAGCATCCGGCCCTCCTGGTTCATGCCTCCCTTGTTGATGGCACCGGGGCGGTTCTGGAGATCGAGCAGGCCATCGTCCGCGGTGAGGAGTACCGGGTCCGACGCGCGGTGACCCTGCTTCAGGAAAATTGACTTTTGGCTGTTGAGGGTCTTCAGGCCAGGGAGAACGAACTGCGCCGGCCCGCGCGCGTACACCTCATTGGGCGCCTGGACATAACGAGCACATGGCATCGGGAACGAGTTGTAGCCGCCGGTGCTGAGCACGCACTGGCCCTTGATGCAGACGTAGTCGCTGCGCCACCGCTTGCCCTTGGCGTCGAGCCGCTCCTTGTCCCAATCCTCCCGCGGCACCACCCGTTGCAGGATGTCGTGGCGGGTGGCGGAGTTGCGCTCCAGGTCCGGGCGCAGCAGGTGCGGGAAATTCTCCTCACCGAATTTTTGCTTGATCTGGCGGGCGGTGAGCCGGAACCAGCGCGTGAAGCCGTCGACCACACCCTGGTGGTTCTGCTTCATGAACACCTCGCCGAGGGGCAGCGAACCGTAACGCAGGCCCTTCTCGCCGGTGTTCGAGTAGAGAGCATCGATGAACAGCGGCCCGTTGCCGAACGCCCCGAGCTGAAAATAGGAGAGGTAGTTCTGGCCCGCGAACCCAGCCGTCTCGGCGTAGCGCAGGCGGAACAAAAGGTGGTTGAGCTTGTCGAAGAACAGCCGGACCCGCCGGACTTTCATCAGCTCCATATCCTCGGGCTTGAGCTGGTGCCAGTACATGTTCCGCGGCGTCAAGAGGCTGTCACAGATGGCCGCGAACTTTTCCAGCGCCAGCGCACCCGAGGCGTCGATCTGACGGTAGGTCTTCTTCTCGCCCTGCGTGTTGTAGGAGCCATAGAAGAACGTGTTGCGGTAGTTCGGCGCGATCAGCTCGGAGGTTTCCTCCCACTGGCCAGCGAAGACGTTGCGGTCGGTCACGAGCTCGCGGAAATCCATCATCACCTCGGCGACGATGCCCTGCTCCTCCTGGGTCTGCTGGCGCGGCGAGGTGTCCATCTCAGCTCCCCAACCCCAGGTCCATGGCGGCCTGCGGCACGGTCATCTGAATGCCCTTCTGCTGGCGCAGCTTCTTCTGCTGGTCCGCAACCTGGTCATCGACCTGCACCTTCAGGGCGGCCCCAAGGCCAAGGTCTGCGGCGGCCGGCGAGAGTTGCATGTTCTTGGCGTTCATGGTGGCCATGGTCAGGTGCTCGTTGCTGAGGCGATCTGGGCGTTCGACGGTGCCGATGTTGGCAATGGAATGTTCTGCCCATCGGAGATATCGCTGACCCCACCCGCGGAGTTGTTCACGTAGGAGCCCCCTGCAACCAGTACCGATGGCAGCACCCAGGGCGCCCCGGCTCCGTCGTTGGATGTCACCAGGTCGTTCACGTTGCTATTCCACTGCGTCGGCGGAGCATTCGGGTCAACATTACGCCCGCCCTCCTGCAAGTACGTATTCCCTTGCAGGAGGGCAGAACTTGTCGTGGTAGGAAGGGCTGGCATCAGCCATTCACTTGGTCATGAGGTGCAACCACACCGGTAACCGGACTGGCCGGACCGAGGATTGGGCTGTTCTCCAGACCCGGCGTGATATGCGAGAGCACATCTTCAGCGGCCTGGATCGCAGACTTGCCAGTCTCGGACTGGATGAGCTGGATGATGCCGGGAAGCGCCTGGACGATTTGAAAGAAGATAGGAAGCCACGAGACCATAACTTACTCCTTGTAGGGGGTCCGAAACTGGACTTGTTCGCCCCGCCGGCGACCCGCGATTTCCGGCGGTTTGTCGTACAACATAATCGCCGCGGCTGCGGCCGTGTAATCACCT